AGGAGAAATTACAACTTTCTCTTCAATTTTCTTTAAAACAAGTTTTACCGCTGAAGAAAAATTCTTTTGATCAATATCTGTTTTGAATTTTTCAAGTTCTTCATTCTTTGCAAGATAAGCACTTCTATCTTCCGACATTCTAACGATTCTCTCATTATAAATTGAGAAAATTTTGTTATAGTCTTTTTCTTCTTTAGCTAATTCTTCTTCAATCAAAGAATATTTTTCATAGTCTTTGAAAATAGTCAAAATTGAATCAGTCATTTCTTTAGAAAATCTAGATGCATCATATTCGGCAACAGTCTTGTATCCGCCGGAAATAACATGCTCTCTGTTTTCAAGACCAACACTAACGTCATTTCCACTGATATTATAAGTTGCACGATACATTTTTCCATCTTCACAATCATAGAAATAAGCGTATGTTTCATCATAAGCAGTAACCCAATATTTATCCCAACTTCCATATTCATCTGTATATTTATAAGTTGAAATAGATTCTCTAAGCACATTGAGAGTTTGAGCAGAATTTAATGAAAACTCTTCTTCAGAAACATTTTCAATTTCAGGAGTTTCTTCCTCAATCACAGGTTCATCTTCGACCATAGATTCTTCTTCCTCAACTTCTTCGTCAACAATTTCCTCATCAACGACTTCTTCTTGGAATTCCTCTTCTTCAACTTCTTCTACTTCTTCTGAAGAACTTTCAGGTAAAACTTCTTCCTGTTCAAAAGCCAAATCCTCAAGATTATCTTTTTCTTGTTCTTTAATCTTGTCTGTCATATTTATCTCCTCTTGAACGCCATCATTTTCTTCATTAGAAAATTCTCGCTCAAAATCTTTGTCATATTCTTTTGAAAATCGTACTATTTCACCTTTAGCTAAAGGAATAGCAGGGGTAACTTCTGATCCTAGAATAGTAATCGCTTCAAATTGATAATCCAAAAGTTCATCACCATTTTCAGTTTTTTGAATATCAAAAACACTCATTTCAACAGAAATAGGTTTTTTATTTTCATCTCTTTTAAAGAAATCAATTATCTGACCAGAATAGTTTTTCCAAATATAAACTATTACCTTCAACATTGTACGACCATCATCAAGAACATAACTTTTTATTTCAGATGATTCAGGAACAAATCCACAAGCAGTTTCATCTTTAGAATGAGTTCCAATATCATCTCTATAAGCATCATATTCCCAAACAACAGGACAATTCTTGATAGAGGATGAAGTTTTCAATAATGTTTGCTCACTGACAAAGAGTGAATGGAGATTATCTCCAGAAGCAAAGAAATCCATAGACATCAAAGCAAATCTTGAATCTGGATTATCATCAATTAATTCAACATTATCAATTGCAAACTTTATTTTATCGTTTTTTTTCAAGTATACCTCCTTTCAAAAAGTATCTATTTACTAAAAGAATTTTACAAGTTTTAGCCATAAAGGTAATGATTGCAATTTTTCTCTTAATAAATCATTGTCTGTAAAATAATAATATTTATCATCTATAGACAATTGAGGAAGATGCAATTCATAAATTAAATACTTTCCAAGAATTTTATTACATTTAAATTTTTTCTCAATAATATCATGATTTATAATCATCGTCTTCCTCTTTGTCTAATGTTTAGAACGCTACCCAGCTAATAAGATCGTCTTTTATAACCGATGAACCTTGCGAAATAGTCATGTTTCCAGCGGAAGTTGTAATCTTCAGACTTGAAGCTGAAGCAGAAACAATACTTCCAGAACGGAAAATCTGTGCCAGACCAAAACCAACGGCTGTTAAACCAGTGGCAATTGTAACTGCACTTGCGTTTGCTTCGGCATCAGTAATCGTATGACTACCACTTATAGGGGCAGCCTGAAGTATGTTTCCAAGACTCACATTTTGAGCCGCACGATTCATTTTGTTAAGTTTTGCTTTATTTGCATTTGAAATTTCAGCCATTATATATTTCCTCCATCACTAATTTTTTTAGACTGCATATAGGAGCCAAATACTTTCATATTCGTCATATACAGTTCACATAAAACTTGCATTTTATGCTATTTATTTGCTTCGTTACTGCCAGCATCACGAGTTTCAGACCCGCTATCTGTTAAATCACCATCGTCTTTCTTTGGAGCGCCTGCATCTTCTTTACCCTGCTGGAATGAAGAAACAATCGGGGTAAGTTTATCTACCCATTTAGATTCTTGCGCTTCCTCAAGTTGGCTTTGGAATTCAAAAACATTCATGCCAATACTTGCAGCAATTTTTTGTGGCAATACCATGCCTAACGCAGCCAGTCCAGTTGCTTTATCAAATCTCTGTTGACGATTATTAAAGAAGTTCGTACCTTCAAATCTAAAAGCAAATTTAAAATCATTGGTTAACTTATTTACATGATATTCAATGAATGATTCAAAAGCTGGATATAAAGCCATCATCTGTGCTTCATCAACATTCAAGGAAAGTTGAGATTCTACAGAGTTTGGTCTAACATCAGTTGAGAAAATCAAGTTTGCATTTACTCCAGATGCACCAACAACCGTTCTAAGATAAGCTGAATACATTTCGTTATCTGTATCAAAATCAATAGGTTGAACTCCAGATAGAGGCACAGCAGCTGTTTTTACACCATCACCAATCGCTTGTTTCACAACTGAAAGGAATCTGCCAAGATTCTCAGCAGATAATGCAAACTGGTCTTTTTTTGAAGATTGCGTTTTATCCAAAAGTGGAATTTCACCAATCAACATCTTAGAAGCAGCAGACATATTAATACTTTTTTGCAACGTTCTCATTGTCGGCTGTGATAATAAATCTAAGAATAGACCACTATAAAACGGAAGACGAACCGCCTGGCTCGTATTCATTTTCCAACACCATCCAATGTCCTGATCAATTTCAGACCAGTAAGCCCATGAAGAATGTTTAGAGACAAGACTTTGATTAGGACTTGATTTTTCTTCTCCTAGTTTAAATGTTTCACTATATAATTTCTTAAAATAAGGCGGATACATATCAATATCAACACCTGACTCTAAAAACCATCCCATATTAAAAGCAAATAAAAATCCATATTCAGATTTTCCAGTAATCATGGTATAATCAATTGAGTTTGGAAGTTCCTGCAAAACAATCTTGTCGCCACCTTCAATTCCTCTAGGGCAACCAAAATAAGCATCGTTTCGCAACATTTCTTGAACTACAGTTGCAAACTCTTGTTTATAATTAAACCGAGTCAAAAAATCTTTTACAATTTTTAAATCTTTTTTATATTTCGCAGATTTATATTGTTTGCCTTCTGCGTCTGAAGAATAAGTAATATCAAAGGCTAAAAGATTTCCGAGATAAGACAATAACTTTTTATAAATCTGAGATTGAATCTCAAAATCTTGACTAAATTCCTGCAAACTCTTTTCATTATCTTTTGGAGCCTTTAATGATGCGGTTAATGTCGCTTCAGTTGCTTGAGTAGGATTTAATGTAATATCCTTAAATGCCTGATTCAATAATGATGGCGTTAGTATTCCATTAAAATAATTACTATTAAAAACTGTCGCAGCATAAGCTACATCCAATACATCCGTAACCTCTTTCGGAGAAAGTAAGATTTCGTCATCATTTTCTTCTTTCTTAATTTTTTTTTCTGTCAAAATTACCTCCTCACCATTAAAAGAACTGAACCAAAGATGTCATTAAATCTAATTCATCTTCGCTCGTTTCTTCTGTCAATAAATTTTTATCAAATTCTGTAGTTATAATCCAATCCGCATAACTTACAGATGAGTAACGGTCTTTGTAAGCACCTGATTTTTCTTCTAATTTAATCATTCCGCCAACAAGCTTCATATCTAGGTTTACACATTCTCCAATAAGCAATCCTGTTTGAACATAAGGATTTATAAAAAATGCATAATTAGAGGAATCATTTCCCGACATATCAAATTCTTTTAATTCTTTTTGTAAATAAGGTTCTGCATCAGTGTCAGTAAATAAAAATTTCCACATGTTTTTTTGAAGAGAAGTTCTAAAAGCAGATGCAATTTCACTGTTCAATCGCTGACTAGCAGAAATTGGAAAAATAACTGGGAACGCATCAATACCTCTAGTATGATTATTAAATAAATCTTCTCGAACTTCTTTTTTTACAGATTGAAACTCTTCGTTAACCACTGTAAGAGGAGGAAATGAAATATCTCTTTTTTTAGAAATAGTTTCTTCACTTAATGAGTCAAAAACGCCGATGCCACTTCCCATAAGATCAAGTACGATATAGTTGGCTTCAAAATCATAGAACAATTCTTTGATTCTTTCTGCTTGAACACCCACATGTTGTCCAGGATGACTTTCCATATAAGATAAATGTCTTTTATAACCCTTTTTAGTGGGAATCATTTGTATGCATGAAATAATTGAGTTATCGTTCGCTTTGTTTGCACGAGTGGCAACATCAACACTGATTATTCTAATTTCTCCAATAGCTTTAGGAATCTGATACGGATTCTTTTTTGAATTATAAGTTTCATCCCTTTGAGGATAAAAAGCCATTTTCAAATTTCTCTTAAATAGAGAAAACTTAAAATATGCCTTTCCACTTGTCCCACTAGGAAGATTTCGATATTCCATATCAATATTGATACGATCCATGTTCGCAGTTTCATTCTTAATCATTGCTTTTGTTTTGATGTTATGATACACTGTTGTAATATAATCAAAAGCTAAGAATGTCGCAGTAGGATCACCCTTTGCAACTCTAGCAATACATTTCGTTACACCCTCAAACCATGACTCTGATTTATACCAAGAAGAAGTAATATAACTTATTCTACCCTCTTCATTAAGTCTCTTATCGTTCATATATTCTGATTTACTTTTATATGGAGGTGTTCTAACCTCCAAAAAAGGAATAATAACCTGATCTAAAATATCTTTAGGAACAAGTCTTGCCTCTTCAACAACAATATAATTTGCTCGATTCAATTTGTTATCCATAAGGCTTTTTATCCCTATGTTCTAACGGTTTACATTCCCGCTAGATCGGCATATCTTTTCACCCTTATATAAAGGGGTCGCGGACTCTTGGCACTTATAAAATAAGTGGTGTTTAAAAACACAAAGATTATATTCTAATAAATTAAATGTTTTAAAATTATTAGGTTCACTTTCTATGCTCTGCACGTGTTCAAAATATTATTATTGAACTTCCGTTCTGATTAGCTTCTCAGCCTTCCAGGTTTTTTCCGCAATTCTTAATGTATGTTACCACACATAGAGGCAATCGTTATTTCACCTCGACTATTATCATTGCTTGCAACAACTTTGAGCGTAGATCCATTATGAAACAAAACACCATAAGAATTTTCTGTAGATGTAAATTTCAAAATTTCTCTATCAACATTAGAATGTTCTTTCATTAGCGTATCTATTTTTTCAGACACAATCAATCCAGCTTGTTTCAAAGTTTTTGCACAAACAACTATTTTTATTCCAGGATATAAAACTGCTAAAGTTAAAGACCAAACAGCAATAATCCACGTTTTTGCAGTACCACGAGCAGCAACAAAATAAGCCAACTCACTTCTCTGCAAAGCCCATATCATCAATATCTGATAGGGATGCAAGTGGATTCCGAAATAATCTTCAATAAATTTATGCGGATTTCTTCTAAAAAAAGTCATCCACCTTATAAATCTTTCTCTACGTTTCCCTTTTATTTCTTTTGCTAAAACCATATCTCTAGGTTTTATAAATGAATTTCGAGATTCTAAATTTTTAGTTTCTTGATTTTTATATGGTCTTGGTGAGGTAGACATAATTACTCCTCCTCAAAAAGACCATCATCAACATCATCAAGCTTTGGAAAATCTCTCGATCCTGTAATCCAGTTTTTAATTGATCTTCCAATATTCATGTTGTAATAATCGCCAATTCCGAACCAATCCTTATATAAATCTCTATCTTTATAATGATCAGCAGGATCTTCTGTTTCAACCATTTTTGCAAATACACCCCATGTTTCAAGATGTTTTCCTGAATTAGCTGTTTTTGTATTAGAAGGATCAATTCCAGCCATTTTCATAAGTTTTGTAAGATCGGTTAATAATGACGAATCAGATTGCCCTTTTACTCTTGCTTTTCTAATTTCTAATGTTTTTATACAGACATTTTTAAATAACAATAATTGTTGCTTCGTATCACAAACATTTGACATTTGATATTCAGAAAGCTCTCTTTCAAGAAAAACATAATCATCAGGAATAAGATTTGGATTTCCTCCCCAAAAATACATTAGTTCCGCCTCTGTTTTTCCGTTTGGTTGAAGTTTTTCTCTTACTTCTGGAGTAATTTCTTCAAACGTAAAATCTTCTGCCATATCTCTATTTGTTAGACTTGTTTTTTGAGATTTTAAAAGTTTTGTTTTATATATACCAAATGGATTCGATACTGTTTTTCCATTTCCTTCCATTGTTGCAACATGTCTTTTAGCAGAATCTACAGCACCCTCATTATATTGAATATTCAATATTTTACACATTCTGTAAATAGTTCTTGATATATCTGTATCAGTAGAATAAAAATTATGATACATGTCAGCAATACA